AAAGGTCAATGGCTTCAAGTCTTCCTTTATCGCCCACGAACCTTGAAATATCTCCATATCTACATCTAATGGGATATCTAAACTATTATTTTTTAACAGCTCTTTTATTTTGTAAGGAACACTGGTTAATTCAGAATCATGAATTTCACATATAATCTCATCATGAACTTGTAAAAGTAAGTTGCTCTTTTTGTCATCTAGGTAGCTATCTACCTCAAGCATTCTCTCACTTAATAAGTCAGCGCTAAGTCCTTGCACTAAATAATTTACACCTTTGTATCCAAAGTCTCGATTGATTTTATACAATCTACCATACTTACTTCTAATCTGACCATCTAAAGCTACCTTGTTAACTGCTTTATCAAAGAACTCTTTAGACCCTTCCATAGCAGCAAAGTATTGTTTCTTATATTGACCAGCTTCTCTAGGTGTAGTGTTCAATTGTTGTGAAAGTTTTTTATTCCCTATCCCATATATAGTTCCAAATGTAATTGCTTTGGCTGCCTGACGATACTCTTTGAATTTTTCTGATGACTCATCTACTTTGAAAGCTAACTTAGCGGCTTCACTATGAAAGTCCACATCATCTTTATTTAGTATTTCGTCTATCTGCTCGTTTCTAAAGTGGTACATAAATACACGTACTTCCATTTGACTATAATCAAAACCAACAAGTGAGTATCCTTCTCTAGGTACAAACAAACGTCTTATAGAAATCTGCGCTTTATCGGTTGTATCGTAGGACTCATCTCCTACAAAAGACCATGTTTTCAACACATCATCTGATAAATCATTATTCATAGATATACCCTTGGCACTAACCGTTGCAGCAATCTTACCTTTTATATTAGCGCGGTCTTCAGCAGATAAATCTCGCTCACCCAATTTAAAATGATTTCGTGGAATGTTTTGAAGATTAGGACCTCGACTAGATAATCTCCCTGTAGCAGTGCCCCAATTACAAAAAGAGGTATGCATTACCTCTGTATCTACGTAAGGCTCTATATAGGTGGATACAAGCTTCTCTAAGGTCCTATATTGTCTGATAAGGCCAGCTAGTCTATGGTTTATACTAACTAAAGCTGCCTCACTCCATGAGTCTTTCCCTTTTGGCGTTTTCACTGGGGACTCAATTCCTAAAGCGGTAAATACTTCTCCGATTTGAGCAGGACTAGATACATTGAACTCTGTGTCTGCTATATTATATATTTCTTGTTGAACCTCTTCTAATCGTCTGCTTATAGCCTCTTTAGATTGTTTAGCATATCCTACGTCAATAAGTATGCCACGACGTTCCATCTTGTATAAAACTTTTGTTAGGTCGCATTGCATATCAAATATACTTTGTTGTTTGGTTCGCTGAACCTCTTTAGTAAATCTTTCATACAAGTCTGCGGTCAAAGACACATCTTTCTTACAGTATTCACCCAAAATGTCTGGTGGCGCTAAAGAAAAATCTTTATTCCATTTGTTAGAACGCAAAACCTTTTTAGTATCAATATCATACTGTACTGCTTCCGGACCAACTCTTCTTTTACCCGTAGGGGTTAAGGCTAATTCTTTAATATCTGAGTGTTCAATTAAACGTGCCATTACAATAACATCAACTAATTTCTTTGATAAAACGTCTAATCCCTCATTATTTAAAAAATGTAAATCAAACTTAATGTTGTACCCAATATAAGTTTTTACTGACTCGTTTAATAAATTGATAAGGTCTTTTAGCTTTTCAAAAGTAAGGTTTTCACCTTGATGATGTCTGAATGGGTAGTATTGCATTAAGCCTAAATGGTTGGGTTCACCAACTCCTACCCCGCAAATTTGGTTAGATTTATATGGCTCCAATCCATTCGTTTCTACATCAACCACCAAAGTCGGCACTACCTCTAATACCGACTTCAGTGTGTTAATGTCGTGTTGAAAGGAGCTATTAGTAACTACTGACAAAACGAAACTTTCTTAAAACAGTTCGTCGTCTTTTTCTTCAGTCAGTCCACCTTCAGGCAATGTAAATGTGCCGTATCTCTCAAAGAAATAATCTTTGATTAGTGGTAGGTCATCAACTTCTGCCATTTTCTCCGCAGGTACTTCATCAGTTTTTGGAGTAGCTGTTATTGAATAAGATGTGTCGTACATCCCTTGACCTGTTCTCTTGACTCTTATGACACCTTTGTTCAAAGCGCCCCAGTCACTATATACGTCTACTAGCTGATTCCATATATAATCACTTCTTCCGAAGCTCAAAGATATAATTCTAAAATCGTTTATATCTTCTCTATACATTTTCTTGCCAGCAGGCCCTTCAACTTCTTCCCAATCGTCATTTCGTTTTTCTGTGTGGATTACGTTGTGTACGTATGCCCATACAGCAAACTTGTGTGACGGTCTATTCTCATCAGGAATGGCACTAGTGTCCACCCTGTCATCTTTTAGAACGTTAGTAAATCCATTCCCTACTCTTAGGGTGTATAGATAAATTTCGTCTAAAAATTTATCGTCTTCTGCTCCTGTAGCAATTGAAGACATAAATACTTGGTCTCCCTCTCTAAACCATAATTCCCTTCCGGGTGCATTATTTGTAGAGGCAGGCCGTCTAGTCTCGTCTATTCTCTTTTGTATGCGTGCTATACCGCTCATATGTTTCTCCTATTAAAAGATTGTTGTGTTTTTTATCACCTTATGTAATGTGTCGATGTTTCTAATTTCTTGAACATCTTTATAATTTTTGGGTAATCTTAAATATGATAACAAAAAACGATTATTCATGTCAACTGTAGCTTTATCAATTCCTTTTTGACCAGCGGCATCATTATCTAATGACAATACTACCTCAGATGGTCGTAAAGAACTAATAAGTTCTACTTGTTTCCGAGAGATACTTGCTCCCAAAATTGCTAAACTAGAATATCCGTGTTGATTTAACCACATACAATCTAAAGCGCCTTCTACTAAATAAATTTTATTAGTATCAAGTATTTGATTTATTCCAAACAATGTCTTTGCTTTTGCAAATCCTTTGGAGTACATGTATTTTGGTATAGCGTTTCTTCTTCTCGCTATCCAACCCAACACTTCGTTATCTATATTTTTTACAGGTATCATAAAATCTAAGTATTTATTAGTCCTGCAGTCCCATTGGTTGATTGTAGATTTATTAAAACCTCTTTCATAAATCCAATGATTATTAGGCATATCCTCTAATCCTTCGGGTTCTTCGTATACTGGGGGTTCTTCTTCAACAACAAGTTCGTCTAAAAAATCCCAATTCAAATCAAGTTCTTCTTCTTGGATATCGGCATTAATTTCATCCCAAGATTTACCTGAATATTCTTTTATAAACCCTTTTAATCCACCCTGACCACAACCAGCAAAACAAATCCAAACACCTTTTTCTAAGTTCAAGGCGCAAGACTCTCTTCTGTCTTCGTGAAAAGGACATTTTATCATTACTTCTTCAGTGTTCTCTACAGAAACACCATATTTTAAAAGGATAGAGTGCCAATCAATCAACGTTATTTCCTTTTCGTAGTGGTAAGAAAAATAACAACTTTATTTACAAAGCCGTTTTCATCAACAACTCTTCTGTTCCTGATGTCACCAACTGTAATATTTGTTACTGGTTTTCCTCGACCCTTACTTTTTCCTGTAGTAACCACTATATCGTTTTCCTTAGTGCCACTTAACCATGAAAAAATACTCATTATAGGCCTCCTATTCGTACTCGACTTCAAAGTCGGTTAGTTCGTGTATTGTTCCGTTATCTACACCCCATTGCATATACACTCTGTCATGCGCCAGCTCACCATCTCGATATTTGGCAAATTGTATCAACCTCTTATCGTCATAGTCTTCGACCTTAGCCATCGCTACAGCTACATCGGCTGCTCTAATTAATGCATCCCCAAAAGCTACTTGCGCAGCTGACGGAGGAATAAACTCATTAGAGGCATCTCTGTTAGCTTGTGTAGACACCATAATTGGAGTGTTTGTAGATATTGCTAAATTTTTTAACCCATAGAATATACCGTGAGATTGTTCCCATGCAGCTTTATCCGTGTCTTTTGTTGTCAGTAAATAAACTCCATCAATAACAACAAATTTAGGGTTGTGTTTTCTTATCAATCCGGCAATTGATTCAATAGATATTCCTGTTTGACCAGCAATACCGTCACAAATCAATAAAGAATGTTTGTTTGATTCTTTTAAAAATTTTATATACGAGTTTATGTCCATTTCATCACCATGACGTATAGCTCTATGAGAAAAGTTATAACCTTTCATTTTAGCCAGCGCCACATCTAAACGCATAACAATTTGTGGGTTAGGCATTTCTGTAGATATTAGTAATGTTTTATACCCATTGTGTACTGCTGTTGCTGCCGAGTGAACACATAACCATGTTTTACCTACAGTTGGTCTTGCAAAAGCTGCAATAAGTTCGCCGGGTTGCCACCCTATACCATTTTGATTTATAAACTTGAAGCTTGTGGGTACCCCCATAAGACCTTCGCCCATCTTTCTACGTGTCTTACGTTGCTCCCATTCTTGTACACGCTCAGTAGTACCTTGGTCATATGTTTTTATGTCTTCATCATACACTAAATCCACATCTGACAAACCACTCATAATATTTGCAATAGCTTGTTTAGGGTTTTCTTTTACTAACTCTCTTTGTTGTTGAACCGTTTGTATCACAGCCCTCTGTAATACTTGGCTTTTAAACATGTCCAGAGCGTATGAGAACGTCTGCGACTTAGCAGTTGGGTCTAAGGTAGGGAAATTTTCTACAAGCACCTCTTCAGTAGGAAAGTTTTTATACTTATCTATATACTCACCTATAAATTTAAAAGCATCCCCATGCTT